GAAATACTACCATGCACGCGACGCCCATTCAACGCACGATCTTGTCGACCACGAGGATCATGGTGCCGCCTTTGACCTTGTGTGCCTATATGAAAAAAGGCCCCAACTTGCGTTGGAGCCTCATTCAATGCTCGGGTGGAGCAGAAGCTACTTACTGCGAACACTATATATGCCAACTCAGTTGAAATCAAGTTAACGCGGAACTGGCTTGCCGTCATTACTTTTTGCGAATCGCCGAACAAGAAATCTTAAATGTGTCTGTGTTGTGTGGTGGTACCCCTATACCTTGTATTATATGGTGGTACCCCTATAATAATAAGTGTCGAAAGGCAATAAGGCTTTTCGAAAGACAGAAAGGAGCAAGGCAATGAGCATCACGTTCAGGGTTTGGCGATTAGCAGTCACCGTCCAAATCCGCTTCCGCCTTCTTAACAGACGGTAAGCGGAAGGGTTGCCCGCTCGGCGGCGGGCAACCCGCCCACCTTGAAATGATGCCCAGAGCCTTTAGCGAAAGGATACAGCATGGCAGATGCGCGAAGCAAGGCAACGGAGAAGTACCGTAAGGCGAACGTCAAGTCGTTCAACGTGAAGTTCTTCCCGTCTGATGCCGAAGTCCTGGAATACTTCCAAGGCAAGGAGAACCGCAACCAGTACATCAAAGACCTCATTAGAAAGGACATGGAAGCCAAGGCAAGCCCCAAGACCTACGTTTTCGAGACGGCCAACGAAGGCGACGTGACGATCACTATCTCCGGCGAGTATGTCGGCGGGTGTGTTGACATGGAAGCCGACATCTCGGGTACCGGAGACCATCGCGAGTGGACGGAAATCGACGGCGGAAGCGTCGAGGAAATCTTCGAATGGCTGATGGACAAGGGCGTGGAGTTCGAGAGCGACCGTTCCCTTTGGCTCAACTTGAATTATGTCGAGCAAGTCATGATTGACCGCTCGAAGACAGAAGATCAGCTGCTTGACTACGCCGCAAGCATGACCGACGAAGAGCTTAAGAAGTGGCGAGAGTTCTATTTCGACATCTAAACGCAAAAAGCCCGCACCCCATTACAGGGTGCGGGCTCATTTATATACTATTTAAGAAGTTCGTTTACTCGTTTTTGAACCGCATCGAAGTTTGCTCCGAGCTTGGTGCGGCGCTCGTTGCCGTCACCGTACTCACCTCGAATGACGGCCTTTGCAAGCGCATCGATGTCGACACTTGAAGAGCGCGCGTTGACGCGCGCCTGCACTTCATCGTAACGAGAGCCAAGAATGGCGCGGCGCGTATCGCCGTTGCCGAATACTCCGTTGAGCACGTCTTTGGCAAGATCATCGACGCTGGAAGAGCTTGCGCGGTTGATTAGCGCCTGCACCTCATCATAGCGAGAGCCTAGGCGCTTGCGACGCTTGTCCCCATTGCCGTACTCACCACGCATGATGGCTGCCGCGAGATCTGCCGTAGAACCTTCAGGGCAATTCTCGGCTGCACCAGAAGCCCCGGCCTTCTCGCCATGAACGTATTTAAACCATGCCTGCTTGTCCATGTATGCGATGTCGAGATCGAGGTATTTGTCATACCCGTTCAATCGTCCGTGAGAAGAGTATTGATGGATGACGCAGCTGTTCCAGGCACCGAATCCGCCATCAGGAAGCCAAGGGGAATCTTGGTATCCAGTGTCGTTGCGGTCGGCGTCCTGCGCGACCCAGAGTGCGTGGTTCTTTGCAATCTGTGACCAGTCTTCCTCCGTGGTGACGCTTCGGCTCATATAGACGATGCAGCGAACACCGGTGAGCTCGTAGATCTTATCCAGGAACAGCTTAGCCTTATCGGTTCCGATGCGACCGTAGGCTTCATAGTCGAGCATCGGGATGCCGCGGCCAAAGTAGTTCTTGCAGTTGGCGTAGAAGAACTCGGCCTGCTTTACCGGGTCGGACTGGTCAAGGAAATGGTAGAAGCCATAGAGCTTCTTCTGGCTGATCGCCGTCTGGATAAACGGGTCGCAAGTCGAATAAACCTTATCGATGCCCTCGGTCGCCTTGCAGAATACGAAATCGTAATCGATCTTAGTGAGGTCGAGACCTCGCTGATAATCAGAAATGTCGATGCCCTTCATCGTCATCGCGCATCACCTCTAATAGCGTTAAATGAGCCGAAGCAGACGGCTTCGAGCTCTTCCCTTGTCCATGTTTTGATTGAGTTGGCTCCATCGTCCGGGTCACGTAGCGCATACGTCCCGTTATCGTTCGCACGCCAGATCATCACGACGTGGCTGCCGTATTCACGGTCTCCCAGCTGACCACTAACTCCGGCGAATACGATCCATCCGTCGTCGACATAATCGAGGGCACTGTCCGTGCCCCAGAAGGTGTCAACTCGGTCATATCCGTATCTGTCGTGGGTGAACTGCGTGAACTTTGCCATGTCGTTTACTCGGTTTGTAAGGCACGAATCACCCACGATGTTTGCGAGGGCATCCGGTGTCACCGGCGCGCCACGCTCGTAGCTCAGCGCCATGGCGGCACACGTGAGGCCGCACCCGTAGGTGCCGATGGTCTCGTCGCTATAGGCGGTCGATGACCATTGCGGGTCTTTTTGCAAAAAGAGCGGCATATAGCCGCTCTTTTTAGAATCACTCTTGTCGTAAATTGGCTGCGCGTCCTGAACTCCGTCGTTGTATCCGCGCTCGTAGGTCTTTACACTGCTTATGCTGTCTGACTGCACATGCTGAGCTGCGATGCCGATCCAGATGCAGAAGCCCAGCGCGACGCCCAGAAGCAGTGCCACTACAAGCCTGAGCCTAGCCGCGCTTCGCGACTTCATCGGCAATCGCCTTCGTAATATCGTCTGTGTCAACGTTGGCGTGCTCGAAAATCTTCATGATTGGAGAATCGGCAAGCTCTGGATAAGCCTTCTTGAGGTTCTCGAGGATAGAGGCAAGCTCCATGAAGATGATGGTAATGCAGACGACGTAGACGCTGATGCCATTGAAATTCAGCCCAACGATATGCGAGCTTAGAATCTCGATGCATATCACAAGCATGATGATAAGTGCAAGCGTCGCCTTATGACACAAGCCACGGCGCATCGTCGAAGACTTAAAGTTACAGTTGAAGATTGCCTGGGCGATTCCCGTAACCATGTCGATAAGCATCATCAGGAATGCGCCGGCGATTGCCCAGATTTGCGGCTCGGTAAACGTGTAGATATCTCCCATTATTTCTCCTTTGCATTGTCATCGACCATCTTCTGCACGGCGGCACGCCAAAGCTTGGGTACGCTCTCGACGGTGCGTCTGTCGTCCATGACGGCTTCGTAGTAGATCTTCGCCATCGCTACTCACCTCCCACGATGTCGCCGATTTCGAGAAGTGCTGCGTTGGTGTCCGCAAGAGCAGCGCGTGTCTGCTTAAGCTGCTCAATGAGACCGTCAATGCGCTCGGTGTCCGTAAGCTCGTCATCTTCGTGCGCTTCCCATAGCTCGTCGAATGCCGCTGCCACCTCTTCGACGCTTGGCACGCCGACGGCAACAAAGTGCAACTCGTCGGCTCGGTAGAACTCAATCGCCTTTTCGTTATCGGCTCCGTTGTCGGCAACGTCTTTTTCGATGTTCCTGCGAAGCCAAACGTCTGCGGTCGCGCCGCTCAATCGGGCTTCGACCATCACCGCGTCAAGCGGCGTCGCGCTGCACGTCTGAGTGCTCATGTGCGTTCCTTTCCGCCGCGCTTATGTGTGCGCGGGCTTTTTTAAATACCAAGTTGAATCCGTTGTCGCGCCATACGTCAGCGCAATCTGCGTGGCGAAACCAACCACCGTAGCTCGTAGCCCTTCGTGCCCGCTTGAGCGACGGCGAACGCCTGTACCTGCGAAGCGCCCTGCACGCACGAAGAAATAGCGAACCGCGAAGCGTAGTACGGTTCTTTCGCACCGTGTATCCAACAACATCGACCGGCTCTTCGTTGCTGACGCGGCTTATCTTCCACGGCTTGACAGTAAGTCCGAACTTTTTGTGCAGCAGCCTTTGGAGCTGCCTTGCCGCGCTCCGCAAGTTGCGCTTGTCGGGACTGAATAAATAGATGTCATCTGCGTACCAGAGCTGGTGCGTGATCAGCGGAACGCTAACGCCGCGCCTTACTTTGCGCATGCTCTCGACCTCGTGATAGCCGAACGACAACACCAGCTGCGCCATTCGCAGGCTGAAATAGCTTCCGATTTCCAGACCGCCGCCATATGTGGCAAACAGTGATTCGGCGATATAGAGCACGTCGGGACTTCGCACGTAGCGGCGAAGAAGCATCATCACCACATCTGCCTTGATGGATGGATAGCACTTGCGCACGTCCATATGCACGTAGTAACCGCCATCTTGCGACCACCTGCGCACGGCATGAGCCGCCATGAGCTGACCTTTGCCTGGGACGCTAGAAACCTGCCAGAAGCCAACCTTCGCATCGAGCAGGCGCGACATTGCGGCAACGGCCACATAGTCGCAAACCTGCTGCTTCACGCTCTCAACGCCGATGATGCGCAGCTTGCCGTTCGTGGGCTCGCGATGCCGGTAGCGCTTTATCGGTCGAAACGTAAGCGAGCGCGTTTCGACCTCGCGCACGATCTCCGCGATTAGCGCCGAAGCGCTGCCGTGCTCTTGCGGCACGCGCCAGGCGTTTTTCTTTCCAGCCTTTGAATCGAGCCAAGATTCGTAGGCGGAAACAACAAGGGCTTCGTTTATCCGAAGCCCCTTGCAATAACTCTTCAATTGTTTTTGACCTTTGCTCTCTGGATGTCGTACGAGCGGTCGCGTCTCCGTTACTAGCCCGCTGGTCTTAAGACTGATTTCACTTAGTTAAGCCAGGTTGCCCCCGCTCGCCACCAGCGGCGGCGGGTAGTCGCGGCGGAAATAAAAAAGATAGCTGGTTGTTCGAGATAGTCACCCAGGTAGGCGCGAGCCGATGTTCCACCTAGCATTGCCGGTGCCGTTGTTGCCGTTGACGTACCAAAGGCCAGCATTGCCCCTGTTCCTCAAGTTGCCAAGGGAAAGCCAAGAGAACATGACAGCCCACGCGCCGCGAATCCCTGCTTGTTTTCAAAAGGGGACAAGTCCCCTCGCGGCTTACGCCGCTTCACCCCTTGAGCGACCATTGGCAGAGCGGCGCGAGCCGAAGTCCCACCAAGCATTGCCGGTGCCGTTGTTGCCGTAGACGCACCAAAGGCCAGCATTGCCCCCGTTCCCCAAGAGGCCAAGGGAAAGCCACTCTCGCCAGCCGACGGTGGTGTCAGCGACTTTGTAGTTGCCATCACAGATACCAACCGACGTTGACGCGCCAGTTCCCTGCTGAATCATCAGACCGTTGACCGTCTTGCAGTAAAGACCGTAATTCCATCCCTCAGCCGCTTGTCCGGGAAAAGCCCCAGCAGACAGCGCACTGTCCGGTGAGCTGCCGGCCTTCTCGTTCTTAGTGTCCGTGTTCACGTAAACGACCGTGCCAGTACCCGTGTACTGGATGAGGACGTTTCCAAGAACCTCATACATGCCGAGACCGAGCTCAATACCTTGAACGACAAAGGGCTGCTTTCCGTCCGTGCAGCTCGTCGGCGATCCGTCGCCCTCAACCGCATCGCAAGCGCCAGCCCTCCACGGGACGGTGCTCAAAAGGTATGTGGTGGCAGTCGTGAACGGCTTCGCGACGTCGAAGTAGATGGCGGTGTTCGATGCGTCGATATCGACCTTCTTGATAACGGTCGCGGCATCGAACACGTCATAGTTGTAGCCATTTCCACGGTCGTTCGACGTACCCGTATGTGTTCCAAGAATCATCGAAGAGCCGATAAGAATCTGATCGGCCTTCTCCTTCGCGACCACGACGCGCGTGGTGTTGCTCTCTGCCACGGTCGGACTCATCTGTACGTCATATCCCGTGCAGCCCGCGAACACGCTCTGGCTGTTCTTGGTGGCATACTTCAAGAGGAACATTACCTTGACATACCAGTCATCGGCGGCGGTCTTGAATGAATCACCCGTCGTTGCCGTTTTCATGAGCGAGACGCCGGTATCGTGGCTTGCGAAGCGCTTCACCTGTGCGCCGCTCACGCTTCGCGGTTTGCCGTCGGCGTCGACCGACAGAGCATACTTTGCGTAGAGCATATAGGGACGCTGCGCACCGTTGGGGAGCAGCGCGGCGGGCTGCCGCTTCATACCGGGCTGGCGCGTATCGGATACGGTAATGTTGACGGCATCATCCGTCTCAGTTTCCAGCGTGTAAAGAACTGGCGTCATGATCCACGTATCATCCGTGCGCGAGAAGCGCCCGTCACCGTCGATAGCGGTAACGTAGGGCGTGCCATCCGCGTCAACGCCGCCGTTTACCTCGAAGAAGGTAAACGCGCCGTGGTTTACGTAAGGGTCGATAGCGGCGCGTCCGATGACGCCGGGCTTGGGGTTGGCGATGCCGGCGTTCGCGCCGGTCTTGGTGCAGGCGGTTGAGCTGCCCTTCGGGATGCTAACGCCGTAGTTCTTCCCGTCTCGCATACGAGCGAGCCATGCGGCGATGGATGCATTGTCGTAGCGCCCAGTTTCCTCGCTGAACTTCGGCACCGCCGATGCACCCATGCCTTCAAGCGCGACGGCGATGCGCTCAAACGTCTCGTTTCGCGGAAAAGTAAAATCCATCCTTTGACCTCCTAAATAGTCATGTCAACCAACACGGGCCACGAGTTGCCCTGCGCATCGGTCACGCGCTTGAAATAGATCTTCATGTCACTGCTGACTGAGCCACGAGCTTCCTCAGCCGCTTTGCGCGCGTCCGCTGCCGCCAGGTCTGCTCCGTCCTTGGATGCGTTCGCCGCGTTTGTCGCGGCAATCGCCGCATCGGTCGCGGTGTCGGCGTTCGTCTTGGCTGTGTTTGCAGCAGAAGCGGCATCTGTGGCGCTCTTTGTCGCGGCGTTCGCCTTGCTCGTCGCGGTGTTGGCTGCGTCCGTGGCGCTCTTGCAGATGTTCACCGCAGCGTTGGCGTTATTCAGCGCCTTGCCCGCATCGGTGACGGCCTGCTCGCCCTTGGTGACGGCGGTTTCGGCGCGCTTCTCAAGCGCCTCTACTGCGTTGTCCCATGATTTCGCCGGAGTATTTCCCTCGCGAGCGTCGCGCATGATGTCAAGCGCGAAGCGCTCTGTCTGCACCGTCTGCGAGCCCTTTGTGAATTCGAAATAGGCTTCGTCGGTATAGCCTGGCACGCACGCTAACTTCGATTCCTCACAGACGTGCGTTACTGTGTTGCCGGAAACCGTGGCGGTTCCCTTGTAGTAGTGGATACGATCGGGCAGACGTGCAACCAGGTAAGCCGTATAGCCAGCAAGTGCGAACTCCCCGCCGTTGTCGAAGACGAGCGCCTTGATGGTGGTGCCGCCGTTTTCGCCCTGGGCGATGCGGATGCAGTTGTTTCCGCATCCGCGCTTGTCGATATCAAGCTCGATAGTCTGATTGTTCATTACGCATCACCGTCGATTAGCATCCATTCGCAATCAAGGATCTCGTTGCCGGACATCTTGCCGATTACCTCGCCGTAGGAAATCTTGAAAAGGTTGGGACGGTGCTTGATGTTCGCGTAAAGCTCGATCTCTGAGCAGAACGATTTATAGCCTTCTGACCCGACTTTGATTCGAGAGTTACCGGTCGGAGAGCCGTCCTCGCCAATTTCTGGCTCACCGTATTTCAAGATCAGCTCATCGCGGCGCTTGAGATACTCCATGCACTCCGAGCGCAGAACACGCGTATTCCGAGCCGCCGCGTAGCCCACGATGTCGCGGCGGTCGAGCAGCGGCTGAAGAGAAACCAGCATCTGCTCCATCTGGCCGTTTGTGTACTCGTCTGGAGCCACATACTTGACATTGATGCTCTGCTCTTGCTCGGTTACGGTCGCGCCGAGCGCGTCGGCAAGTGATTCGATGCCTTTATCCATTGGTGGTAGCCTCCTCGACCACAGGCTGCTGTGCATCTATGCTTGCGATTTCAGCAGCGATATTCGTAACTTCTTCCTCGACTGTTTTGTAAACCGTGTAGCCATTGGATGCGTAATAATCGAGCATCCACGGCTGCACATAAAAAGCCAGGCCATCTTTCGCAACTTTGTAGTTGGCCATTGTTTCTCTCCTAAAGTGCCGTGACCATGAGGCCGTGATCGAAATTCAGAGTCCAGTTCGTCCAGTGCATCGAGAGGTTTTGGCAGAGATTGCTGACGTTGTAAGTTCCTGTCAATGACATGTTCGTCCACGAGCTTTGTAGATTTCCAACGAGAGTGACGCTGCCGGTTCTGCCAGTCTTGCACTCGACGTACTCGCCGCGATCCTTGTATGGCCCGACTCCAATCCAGTCGTCGGTCAGAAGGCAAATGCATCCCTTGCCTGCCAATCGCGCACCATATACACGACTGCTTGTGTTGTAGTTGTTGAATCCGACGTAGCCCGTAATATCCTCAGCTGTGCCGCCGTATAGGTATCCGTTGGCCATTGCCGTGTAGCAGGTGCCGCCGCCGACGCTGAAACCGTCTGTACCTATGTAGAGGCCAGAGGTGTTCGAATCGAGCGTGAGCTTATATCTATACAATTTGTTGTTATCGATTGATAGCCCGCCGATGACGCCATAGGTCGTCTGGAAATAGCCGCTCGTCAGACTCCAGTAGTTCTTCCCTTGACCGTCGCCGATTGTTCCACTCTTGAGGTATGTCGCATTGACGTACAGCTCGCCATTGGACATGTAGATGCCTTTGTTTGCTCCGTCGTTGGTGAGTCGATTGAAGATCTCTTGCTGTTTGAGGCTCTCGTCGAGCGTATTGACAAGTTTCTCCGCATCGGTCTTAGCCACCTCTTGCGCAATCATACTCGTCGCCTGTCGCGCTACAGCAGCATAGACCGTTACTGCGGATGAGTAGTTTTCATAGGCGCTCTTATAATCCGACATGGCGGCATTCAGCGCCTCGGCTGTTGAGCAGTTCGTGACATCCGAGATGGCTATCATCAGGACATCGAACGCTCCGCCCTCGCCGAACGCGTTGTTGTACATCGGCTCTAAGGCTTGCGCCTTGAACTGAACCTGCAAATTTTTGTTGCCCGACAGTGATTTGTGTTGTGCAGATAGGTCTTCTTTATCCTTCTGCACTGTCTGGAGAATCTTATTTACGGCAGCTTTCTCCGCCTCGGTGACGATGCCGTCTTTGGCGATGTCGTCAACCGTCTTGTCGAGGCTGCTTATCGTCTCGTCGAGTTCCTTATTCCTTGTCTGGAAGTCGTTCTCAAGGCCCACGATGTGGGTTCTGTTCTGCTTCATTTCGCCGTGCAGGTCTTCGATAACGCCATCGACGGTATAGCCACCATCTCCGTACTTCGCAGTGGGCGATAGCTGGAATTCGCCCGTTTCCAAGTCCCAATAGTTCGCGCCCACCTCGTCGGTGAGCAAGCCCGCGCGGATGCGGTCTGCCCTCATCGTCCCGGCGTTGATGCAATCGGCGCTCACCTGTGCGCCGGTTATGAACGTTCGCCAATTCCATTGGCCGTCGCTTGTAAGATTTGCGGCAAGGCGGATGCCCATGCCGTTGATGTTTACCGCCCACATGCCGGACGTTGACTTGAGCGGCACGCCTGTTTCTGCATCCAGCGGCACGTTGGAGTAGATCACGCCGAGCTCGAACGTCTCGACCTTGTAGGTGCCGACGGCATTGAACGCCTTGTTGAGCGCCGCCATGAGCTGGTTGAGCCACGAGACGGACGTGCCAGCCGCCGCATCGTAGTTAGCCCTCTGGTTACTGCCGCTCTTGAGCTGCTGCGCCATGGACTGAAAGATGTCGGCCAGATCATCGGTTAAGTTGCCGAACACAACCGTGGCATCGCCGGTCACCAAGTCGCGGGTCAGCTTCGAGACGCGACCCTTGAGCCTGATTCCGGCAGCGGAGAAGCCCTTGTCGATGATCGCCACGCAATCGCCGACGGCAACTCTCTCCCAATCTCGACCGAAAGCGAACAGGTCAATCACGCTTGCTTCGTATGAGACGGTCGGTGTTTTGGCTTGCTCGAGGTAGTCGTTCGTCTCGGCAAGAAGCTGCGCCGCGTCCTCGCATTGCTCGTTAACGTAAACGTCAACGGCTGGCGCGATGCCGCCGTTGCCGTCGGGATGCCCCCAAACCTCGGTCGCGGAGGTATCCTCGACGTAATTCTTACCGCCGTTTATATCGCCGAAAGTCAAACGCCGGCCAAAACCACCGCCATCGGTCTCAACGCCCTTGCCGTAACCGTAAACGCGCGTCTTTGGATTCGCGCTGCCGGTCTTACGCTTGATGCTTATGAGGTCTTTAGTCCACGTAAAGCGCTTGGGACTTTGCTGGTTTCCGCGTTTCGCAACCACGCGCACGTATCGGTGTGTGACCTGCACACCGTCAGTCTCGATGACGGTTTCAAGCTCGCCGCCCCATGTTTTGAGCAGGTCGCTCAAGCCCTCACGGACTTTTACGTGATAGAAGGTATGCGAAGCGCTGCCTGGTTGGTCGCAGTTGCCGACTTCCCAACGTGTGCCAGCGAGTATCGATGCGAGCGCCACAGCCACGCTGCCAGACGGTCGCTTGTCCTCGATATAGTCATCCCACGTCTCGTTGATTGAGTTGATGCACGTGACACTGGTATAGGGCTTGCCGCTGTCATCGTGCAGCCGCTCGATTTTGTCGACTATGTGCTCGTGCACAATGCCTTGTCGGTCAACCCAGACAAGGTACTCCCCCTTGCTCAAATCCTCGTCGCACCTGATCTTAACCTCATCGGTGCCGTCCGTCGCGTCCTCATGGGTCGCTGCGGTGTAGGTGAGTCGTCCGAGATTAGCGCCGAAACGGCTGAAACGGGTGAAATTGACCTTTTTGGTTAAAGCCATCTTTCCTCCCATTCCAGCGTCGCGGAGCCGCTAGAGATCTTGATGTGCGCACGGTCTTTAATTTGAAAGAAATCGCTCATGATGTTGAGCTGAGCAACCGAGCCGTTGACCGTTGCGTGCTCAGTAGAGAAGTCGAGCCTGATGGTGCTGTCGGCCGTGAGCGGCTGGATAATTTCGACGAACTCACCGGTGTCGGTGTTGGTTATCCTCCAGGCACCTCCGGCAGACGGCTTCGCCGTCACGTTGATATGCGCGGGAAGCGTGCCGCCGACGGAGACGGCGGAGGAGCCGGTCATCTCGATACGGCGGCGCTGCCCGTGATAGTCCGGATCACCTATATGGAATGTCACCGACGTGCCAGGGCAATCATCGGTAATCTCACCCAAATCTGTGATGCCGCTGACAATGGCCATGAGATAGCGCGTTGGGTCATCCGGCAGGTACAGCGGTGCCGGCACGTCCGTCCAGAGCATCGCCGCCAGTTTGTGCCGCGCTTCGGCGACATCGCGTCGATGTTCCGTGCGCAGCCACATGTCGACGGTCAGGTCGTATCCCTCTCGTTTTACTGACTTGAACAGCTCGCCATGCCTTCCGGGCGCGTCCTCGAACGTCGGCTTCACGCTTGCCATTATCGGGCGGTGGATCTTGCAGAAGACGAGGCTCGACAGGTCGTTGCCGTTGAAGACGATGCTGTCGCTCTGGTTGCGTTTGCGTTTACGCTCCAACGGTCACTCCCCTCTGCTTCAGGCGGCTGGCGATGCCAGCGCCGATCTGCTGCCCCGTCGTGTAGGCGTCAACCTTGTCGTTGACCGTGGCGTTTACAGTTACGGAGACGCTGACCGGATTTGCCCCGCCGCCCCAGCGGTCGAAAGCCCTTGAAACGGCGTCCTCAACGCTCTCGCGCAGCTTCCTATCCGGAGTGACGTGCTCGCCGCCGGCCTCACCGACGCCGATAATGCTCGGGCGGTCGAAATAGCCGCCCTTTGCATACCAGCTCACGCTGATGCTCGGCAGGTCGACGATGCCGCCGATATCCCTCCACGAGACGGAAAAATGGGGAAGGCTGATATGCGGCAGACTGATACGGATACCGGAGAACGCCGAGGAAATCTGATTTGGTATCCAGCTAATCGTGTTCCAAGCGCTGTTCAGTTTGTTGGTTATGCCATTCTTGATACCCTCGAAAACACCATCGACCTTCGTTCCGAGACCGGGAAAGCCGAGCTTACCGCCAATCGTGTCGGCAATGTTGATGGCGTTCGTCTTGGCATTGCCCAGCTTGTTCGTTATGTTGTCCTTGATGAGGTTGAAGGCGTTGGCCGCTTCGGTCTTGGCGGTCGACCAGTCACCGTTCATTGCTGCCTGAAGTGCTTTCGAACTCGAAGACCCGACTTCAAGGCCGGTCTGCATGTCATTTTGAATCGAGTTCTTAATCGACCCGAACTTTTCCGAAGCCGCTGACTGGAGATTTCCCCAAGCGTCTGATGCATTTGTCTTCAGGTTTTCCCAGGCATTCGATGCGCCTTCCTTGATTCCATCGAACTTCGCACCGAGGTCGTTTTTGACTTCCTCGGCCTTGCCGGTTATCCCGTCCCAGATTCCTTGCCAAAAAGCGGGTACCCCTGCAAAGAAGTCTTGGACTCCCTGCCACTTAGCGGAGATCCATCCGGTGAAATCAGACCACATCTGCTTGCCGGTCTCAGTCTGCGTGAAGAACCACGTAAGACCGGCAACGGCGGCGGCAACAGCCGCCACACCGAGCAGAATCGGGTTTGCGGCTATAAGCCCGGTGAACGAAGTCCAACCTCCGCCGACGGCACCGATAGCGCCCTTGAGTCCGCCAAATGTCTCGGAGACGGTTTTAATGGTGCCGCCGATCTCGCTTCCCGCCTGCAACACCTTGCCGGCACCGGTTGCAAGGCCGCCAAAGGCAAGCGTTCCGAGCGCGATATTGGTTACAAGGTCTTGCTGCTCTGGAGACAACTGCTGGAACCAGTCGGAAACGCTCTCAAGCGCCGGGGTGACCTTCTCGAGAAGCGTGGTGCCAAGCTCCAAGACCTTTTCCTTGACCGGCAGCGCGGCTTCACCGGCTTCTGTCAGCTTCTGGTTGAATTGAGCCTGCTGTTCGCGCGAGTCGAGCATGGTCTTGTTGTTGTCCTGGTACGTCTGGCCGATCTCGCCATAGAGGCCGTCGAGCGTCTGCGTGATAAGCGAAGAGCGCTCCTGCTCGCTGCCGCAGGCCGCCAGGGCTGCGTTAAACGCGTCCTCCTTGGTAGCGCCCTGCCCAATCGCGTCGTTGAACGCCTGCTGCGCGGCTTGGTTTCCGGAGAGAGCGGCGCTCCATTGCTCATTGCTCGCGGTAGCCCAGTTGAGCGCGTCCGCAAGTCCGCCGGTGACGGTTCCCGTGTGCGCCGTCTCCTGGGACGCTTCGACGAGGTTCTCGAGCGGCAGGGCATCGCCGAACTTCGAGAAGGAGCCGGCAGCGATGTTGTTCCACTTGTCCAGCTCCTGCTGGTTCGTCGTCAGTCGGGAGAGGTTCTGCGCGGCTTCCGTTGCCGTGTCTTCTTCACCGAGCAGCTTGTAGAAGAGTGTGTACGAGTTCCTTGCCTGCTCGCTCGTTCCGCCGGCGTCTTTCCACGCAGCGTCGAGCTGATGCGTCTGCGCGATACTCTCTTCCTGGCTGGACGCAAGGCCGACGAGCGCCGTCGCGGCTCCGCCGACGGCACCGGTAATCGTCTTGCCGGCGGTCTCAAGCCCCTTGCCGGCCTTCGCCAGCTTGTCGCTGTTGTCCTGTACCGTCTGTCCGAATTGGTACAGACCGGTCTTGGATGCTTCCGTTTCCCGGCTAACGCTCTTCAAGTCATCGGCGTAGCTCTCTAGCTGGCTCTCACAGATGGCTACCTGCGCCTTCAGGCTCGAATACTGCGCCCGCTCGCGCTCCGTGAGCGCGACGCCGCTGCGCTGCTTTTCCTCAAGGGTAGCGAGCGCGGATTTATATGCGTCGAGCTTTGTCTTGGTCTCGTCGTATGCACGGTTTAGCAGCTTGGCCTTCTCGGTCAAAAGCTCGGTATTGCCGGGGTCGAGCTTCAGCGCGCGGTTGATGTCCTTCAGCGCGCCCTGCGTGTCCTTGGCGGTGCTCTGCACCTTCTTGAGTGCGCCTTGCAGCTCGGTCGTATCGCCGCCGAACTTGATCGTCAGACCTTTATAAGTAACGGCCATGGTCACCTCTATTCAACTGTCAAGAAGCCATGAGTGCACAGAACAGCGCGCCGTCTGCGGTGCGCTGTCGCTTTGTCCTCACGACCAGAACTCTTGCTCGCCTTTCCGTGCTTCCTCGTCATCCTCGGCATACGCAATCGCGTCGTGCACGAACGAATAGATGTCGAGAAGCGTCTGCACCTGTCTATAGCTGAGTTTTTCTAGATCGCTTATAGACAGCCCGGCCTGCTGGCACTCGTAAATGTAGAGCGCGTCGCAGCTACTTTGCAGCTCCGTCGGAAGCGGCGGCATCGGTCGCTTCGGCGGTCTCGGCTGCCACGTCTTCCTTTGCGTGCGGAAAAAAGTTTTCCTTCACGATATCCATCACGTCGGCAGACCAACCACCGGAGCGCTCCAGGTCGTAGGCGTCTGGCGGGAAATTGCCAATCCACTCGTTGAAGGGCTTGGTTTTTGGGTCGGCGGTCTTTGCGCATGCGTAGAAGACCTCAAGCAATGGCACGATTGGGGTGACCCTCGATCCTGCCGTGACCTCAAGGATCATGGAGACGTCTTCGTTGATGTCCTTCGGTCGCTTTGAGCCATCGGCGCGTTCGACCGAGAACTCCCGAGAGAAGACGATTGGCGTGAACGCGTTGCATGCGACGGGAACGGAAATGTCACCGATGGAGATCTCGCTTACCATGCTATGCCTCGCTCGGTGCGGGCGTGAGCTGCGTGTCGACCTCATCGAAGAACTTATCGTAACCTTCAAGGTCGCTGAAGCTGTCATACGAGCCGCCTCGCCAGCCGCTCGGAAGCGTGACGGGACGCCACGTGATGTCATAGTCGAGCTGCGTGATGTCCGGCTTGTCCTCAAGGGTCTTGGCGTCCATGCTCGGCGCCTTGATCTGGCAGCAGAGGAAGCAACGACGCTTGCCTACGACATGCCCCGGCTGCTCGCACATGAAGGCGAACTTCTTCGGAGTCTTGCCGGAGGTGCCAAGGACTCGACCTTTTGCGTCGATGTCGAAGCCGACGAGGCTGGCGAACAGCTTGCGCATCTCAACAGTCCCCTCCGTGTCGTAGAAGGAAATGGTGCCGGATCCGCCGTTGTCCTGAGTTTTGTCGAGCCAGGTCTCGTTATCGGCATAGCTCGTCGCAGTCTCGACGGAAGGCTCCATCTTGATCTCTACGGTACCGGGAACTCGCACGGGCTTAGCGTAGGTAAAGTTGTCCTCGCTCTCGAGCACGGCGATGTGAGCGTTCTTGACGCCGAAATATCCGTTTCGTGGCATAAGATGCCCCTTTCTTAATATTCAATCACGTTAATCTCGTAGGCGGTCTCGATGACGCCCTCTCCGCCGATTGCCGTCACGGTTTTCGTGTAGGCGAATTCGGCGGCATCCAATGCAGCTTCGATGCGCTGCTCAAGCTCGTAATCGCGCGACGCGCAGTAAAGCGCGCAGTCGTACGGCATCCACCTGATATGCGTCACGTTGTCCGCAAAGACGGCTTCTGAGTAACCGGCTTCAATCTCGATGTACGGTGGTGCGGGCTGCTCGTCAGCCAGGAACGAACCGTTGCTGAACGGCAGCCCGAACGACTTGAGAATGCCGACAAGCTCATCCAATGTCTTCATCACTCGCCGCCCTTCGCGAACTCCGCAGCGACCTCGTTGTAGACGCTCTCGATCACGTGGTCGCCCGCGACGTGCCCGGGATACCTGCCGCTCTGGTTTGCGATGGCATGACCCTTCTCAAGCAGATGAGTCAGCTGGTACTGCCGGTTGTGCACGGTGCAGCTCGTGCCGGTCTCGTCGGTCTCGATATCAGCCGTCCAAGCCTTCGCGTAGCTTCCGCCGTGGTGGACGCGCTTGCGACTTCGGTCGCGCAACAGCCTGACCGCCTTCTGTCCTGCGGCGCGGGCGTTGCCCTCCAGCGCTTCAACGTCATCGTCGATCACGTCCTGCATGTCGTTGACGATAATCTTGGCGAGATCGTCGATATTGACGCCGCTCATCGGTCACCAGTCCTCTCGACAAGCGTGAGGCGGATATTGTCCGCGCCGCTTATGAGCCTGCTGTCGACCGAGTACGTCACACCGCCGCACTCGACGAGGGTTTCGCCTGAATATGCGCAGGAGCGTATCTCGATTACCGCCTGCGGTTTCACGCCCGCTTGAGCAGCGACGTAATAGGTTGCCGCGCTCATCGAGAAGACGTTGCACGGCACGCGCCTGCGGCGTTCCTTCCTGTGCGGGACGCCCTTCTCATCGCGCTCTGTCTCAGTCGCGATGAGCGTGCAGACACCAGACCACCTACTCATCGCTTGGCTCCGCCCTGTAGAGCGAGTCCCCGCTCATCGACGTGAGCATGCATTCGAACGACTTCATGAAGCCGTCGGCGTCCGGGTTGTCCATGCCGAAGTTCGCTTTGACGTAGACCTTGATAGCCAGGCGTATCCTGCCGTCGTCATCGTCTCTCGCCTTCTCCGGCCTGACGCCGCCCGCGACAAGCTCGGCGCGGGCGGCTTCGATGACATCGGCGATCTCATCGTCATAATCGTTGCAGAATGCCGGGATGCGGAGCGTGGCGCGGCAGGCATCGAGAATGCATTGCTTCTGCTTCTTCTTGTCTGCCATGGCGCGAGACCTCCCTAGGCAGTCTTGATGGTCAGCTGGGCGAACGACTTGGGCACTGCAAGGCCGCAGTCGATGAGCTCATAACCGTCGAAGCAGCGGTTCTGGCTTCCGTCGGGCGCGATATAGGGCATCACGTCGGGACCGTCGAACACGTTGCCCTCGAACAGGTCGGGGTAGCCGGCGATGATCACGCCGTCGGCAATGGAATCGTCGCGCTTGACCAGCTTGCCGAAGATGTGACCCTCGACGGACGGGTCGGCATTCTTCTCGTCGACGAAATAGGAGCGCCCGTTGCCATCCTCGAGCATGGCGATGTAGTTCCAGATGACGTTGTTGTTGGCGTAGATGATGGCACCCTTGGGCGCTGGGTTGTTGTAGGTGTAGAGCTTGGAGAGCAGTCCGGCGAGGTCGGCTTTCTTGAGCGCATTGACCGTGGAAGTCTTGATTTTGTTCATTTCCTCCATGCCGTAGTCCTTGTTGACCAGGCGCGCATGGGCATGGGCGTTGCAGGCAACGGACAGTCGTGCAGAGATCTCTTTGACAAGGTAAGACTGGAAGGAATCGACGGACTGGACGGCCATGCGACGGCTCATCTTCAGGGTCTTCTTGATCTCGACGCCCTCGAACTTGAGCGTGTCGTACGTGTTCTGCTCACCATCAGTCGGCGTTGCCCCCTCGGCGGTCTGGGCGGCGTCGCCAGCATCAATGGACTTGTGGCGAATAATCTCGAACTGATGGGGGAAGTTCTGCTTCGGCATGTCGCCCCACAGAACGGCGGTGTTGTCGATGAGCGAGACGATTTCGTTTTGCAGCTCGACTGGGATGACGGAATCGGTGTTGGCGGTCGTGTGGTTGAATTCGGTTCGCTGCTGCATAGCGTGGTTCTGCGCGGCGCGCTCCGCGTCGGTCAGCGCGTAGCCCTCTACCAGCTGGACGCCGGCGCGCTCGGCGACGCCCTTCACCCACGCGCGCTGCTCGGCGGCGGCGTAGTCGGTCGTGTCGTAGACCGCGCCGGTGCCGAAGTTGCTTGCGGAGCGAGCCAGCGGGACGGAATCGATTCGCTGCGCGGTGCCGTTGTCGATGGCGGCGCGGGCGGCTGCCACTGCGGCGGCGCGGGTCTGCGCGGTCTGGTCGAGCTGCGCGCGGCGCTGGTTGATCTCGTTGGTGAGCTCTGCCATGCGGGCGGCGTCCTCATCGGACGGGTCGGTGTCATCGCCGTACTTGTCGACGAGTGCCTGGAGCTCTTTCAGAAGTTCATCCATGTCTAGATACCTTTCTTGTTGTTGGCCAAAGCCATTGCTGCACGCGCACGGATGAGCGCGTTCCTTCGGCGCGCGTGCTCCCCGCGCGACTTCTCAATCACTCCGTTGAGAAGGTTTCTTGCACTTATTTCGGTGTTGGGGTCAGCCGGATAGCTGACCGCAGACACGTCATAAATCTTCTTGACCCTCGTGATGGTCGAGGTGTGCGTATCCCTGTCGTACTCCGATGCGCCGATGGTGAATGCCCATGACATGCGCGTGATGAGTTCGTTATCGATTTCCTCGAAAAGGTTGCGCGCTTCAACGGATTTAGACAGGTCGGCAGCCACAAACAGGCCGTGCTCGTCAGGCTCGACGATCAGCGTGCCGTTGGACAGGCGTGCGAGCACCTTGCCGCAGTGGTCATACTGCATGATGATGTCGCTCATATCGCAGTCAATGAACGCATCGGGGCTGATGACCTCGCGGTATTCGGTTCCATCCCACGAGTCTTCCCATAGGACATACGGGTCATTGAATGTCGAAGCGTATCCCTCTGTGTAATAGTCGGATTCGATGCGCTTCTCACGGCCTTCACCGCCGTCAAGGCTTCTCAAGACTACCGACATCTGGCGGTACTGGCGCTCATTCGGTTTCGCCGGCATCGGCATCGCCGTCCTTTCCGTCGATTTTTGCGATATTCGCGTTCGTCTCGGCGGCCTTCGCCGCCTGTTCCGATGTGTGCTCGCTGATCAGGTCAAGGTCGATGTACTCGCCGCGAATGACATGGCGGTCGCCGCCCTCGTAGTGCGGTAGCTGGAACACGTCCGCGACCTGATTGCCCGTCATGACTCCACGGTCGTATAGCGATGTGCTTACGTTGAGCTTCGTCTGGTTGCTCGCGAACTCAAGTCGGTTCGCGCTGAACATGATTGAGTTTCCGTGCGCGATCTCGTTCGGCGTGAATGTCATGCAGGTGAGCACGTAGCCCAGCTGCACGGCGAAGACCTCGGTTCGCCCCTCGTAGAAGGCGTTATATGTGTCCTCGTCGGCCTTGTTCATGACGATATCTTCGTTGCTGCCGAAGAAACGGTATGCGGCTTTCTCGATTCGCTCCATCTGCGCAGCGTCGACCGTGTAGTTCTGCGGCGTGATCTGCTTCACGTCGTTGTACTTGTTGTCGTACACGGCGATGCCGCCCGCGTTTGCGGTACCGAGCTGCTTGTTGAACTCCGTGCGAGCCTTTTCGAGGTCTTCTGGGTTGCGGTTCTGGCTCATCTTGCCGATGAATCGAATGGCGGCACCCTGCTCGATTGCGGTCTTCTCGGCCTCCGTCTGTGCGTGCATCAGCTCCAGCGTGGGGCGGAGCACATCGGTGCCGTCTCCGAAAAGGTCGCTCTTGAACTGATGCCTTGTCAGCACGCCGACGCGCGACCACTCGATTAGCGTCTGCTCGCCGCCGCCGAACGACAGCTTGAGCCAGAGTTGGCCGCCGACATCGTATGCCTCGCACTGCCCCGGCAGAACCGGGTAGTAGCCGACGATGGTAACCATGTCGGCACCGGTGATAGGCACGATGAGGCACGTGTCGCACACATCGAGCATCGTCGAGACGCGGTGCAGGAACTGCGGCGTCGTCATCCACGGGTTGGGTTTCCATTCCAGTGACCGCGTGGCGGCACCCTGCGCGGTGCCGGTGACCTCCGGCTTGAGCTTGCTCGCATGGTCTGCGTTGCGCTCGATGATGCTTCTCGTCAGCTCGGCTTCGTAGATGCCGCCGCTCCACGTGCTGAAACGCGGCGCGTACGCCGTGAACGTCTGGAAATACCCGTCGACCGCCTTCATGATCGGCTTGTGGAAGACGGCATCGAACATGGAGCGGAACACCGACGTTAGTTTCGCCACGGCTAACCCCCAATCATGCTTTTGAAATCGTCCATCATGTCCTTGAGCACGACGAATGCGTCGCACTCCGCTGCCCACGCATCGATTCGGTTGCGCGGGTCTTGGTTCTTCTTGTCCGGCGCGATGTTGCCGTTCGCGTCGCTTCGCACCGCAACGTTCGAGCGGCACCATTCGGCAATCGGGTTTGAGTTGTCGACGATGCGGTTTTCCTTGTAGAGTGCTCGCAGTTCCTTCATGGGCATCGAAAGCGTCTGCGCGCCTTGGATAACCCGCTTGAAGTTTTCAGCGCCGAAATAGCCCTCGTAGGCTTCGACCGTCGGGACGTCTCGCATGTGCCACGGGTCGTAGCCGCATGCGACGGCGTAGATGCCGCACCTCTCGCGTACCTCGTCGACCCAATCGAGCACCTCGCGCTTGTCGATAATCGGCGTCGCGGAGGTTCGCAGCAGGCCGCGCGCTATCCAAGCGTCGTACGGCACGCCGTCACGACCGCCACGCCTACCCTCGGCTTCGGCCTGCTCAAGCGCGCGGAGCGGAATCCAAGCCATGTGCAACGCGTAGATACGCTCATCGCCCGGCCTCATCATCAGCAGGCACGCCGCCGTGAGGTCGGTCGTGTCCGATGCGTCGACACCGAGCACCGCGTAGGAGAATGACCCGTCTGCCGGGTCGAACGTCTCGTCATTGTGTATCTCAGCCCACGTGAGCCATGCTTGGCTCTGGTTCTCGATGAGGTTGAAGTCTTTGACCAAGAGCGTCGGCAGGAATGTCGGATCGTCCTTTGCCTTGCTCACGTTCTGGCGAAGGCTGTTTAGGCTCTTGATCGTCCCGAGACCGGGGTTGGCCTTAATCCATGCGGATTCGTCCTGCCATTCCTCGCGCTCGTCGAGCTCGTAGATGAACGCGAGGAAGCGCTCGGCCTTCTCGCCTGTTGCCTGACCGTCCAGCCACTTCGTGGCGTATTCGTACTGTGCATCGAAGATGCCGTTGCGCACGAAGCCGTTCGTGGTGATCTCCAGCACCAGCGGTTGCCGGCGCGCGGAGGTGCCCTGAATCGTGAGGTCGTAGAGGTCGCGGTTCTTCATTGCCGCAAGCTCGTCTACGATGGCACCGGAGATATCGAGACCGTCTAGGTGGTTGGTGTTGGCGCTCAGCGCCTTAATCGACCCCATGTTGAGGTCGCAGTAGAGATCGCTCACGCGCTTTCGCACGTGCCTGCCAAGAGCCGGTGATGTCATCACCATGCGCCAGGCATTGTTGAAGCCCTTGGCCGCCTGGTCGTGTGCAGTCGCGACGTTGTAGACTTCCGGCGCGCCCTCATCGTCATTGATGAGCAAGTCCAGCTCGACGGCAGATGCCAGCGCGGTCTTGCCGTTCTTTCGACCCATGATCCAGAGCACTTCGCGGTACTGGCGCTTGCCCTCGACATCGACGAAGCCGAAGATGACCGACAGGATTGCCCGCTGGAACAGCTCCAGCTTGAAAGCATGACCGAGCTTGCCGGACGGCAGCCGGCAGAAGCGCTCGATGAAGTTGACGTGCTTCGCCGCGTATTCCTCGCGGAAATGGTAAGGGTACAGAGGGTCTGAGTTGTCCATATCGCGCAGGACATGCGCAGCCACCTGCTGAATCTTCTCGCAGGCGGTAATGGTTCCGTCGAGAACGCCGCCGAAATACTCTCGGATGGCCTTCTCACACGATCCAGCGGCCTTCTTCCTAGCCACCGAACCTCGTCTCGTTCAGATATTCCGCGAGCGCGTCTGCGGCGGTGCTGCCGGTCGGCATCATGTCGGTGATCTGTTTGATGCCGCGCGAGAACGTTGTGAACAGCTTGTTGTAGGCGGAGAAGCCGGGATGCTCGCGAACGCCTGATTGGCCGCCGCCGTTGTCGTACTCGGTGAAGATGCTCTCCCCCATCAGCTCGTTGCGAGCCTGGTCGAGCTTGACCTTCAAAAACGCGATGTTGGACATCAGCGGCATGATGGCGTTGCGCCTATCGTCGGGAATCACGTCTTTGGTGAGACGCTGGAGCTTCTTGAGCTCACTTTGGTAGCGCGCCTGTATCGTCTGCCCGCTCCGCTTCGGGGGACTTTTCGCAACTTTCGGCGAAATCTCGGTACTTTCGCACACTTTTCTCTTTGCCACAAGACCACCCCCGTTCTGGGAACTTCTGCGCGCATAAATCTATCTCCCGGCGTTGGTGCCCTAGGCCACTAGCCTAGGTTTTCGAATGGGGGGATTGCCCGGCGCTCTGACCTGCTGTTTTGTTGTCCATGTTTTGTGAGCAGTTGATTGTGCTCAGTCTGTGTGTTCGCTGTCCAGTGAAATCAAGTTGCCGTCCTCGTCAAAGACCAGTCCTTGCCTTGTGCTGCCCTGCCTTACCCATCCGTGCACCTTCTTGTGGCACAGGTCGCAAAGGCTGACAAGGTTCTTCGGATCGGTGCTGATGTTCGGATCGTTGATGTTCGACGGAGTCAGCTCGACGATGTGATGCACCATGACCGCCGGTGTTGCGATGCCCCGTGCTAGGCAGTGCTGGCACAGGTAGGCGTCACGCTGTAGAGCCTGCTCGCGGGCGTGCTCCCAGTCTGTCGAATGGTAGAAGCGATACGAGAAGCCCTTAGCCATTGCCGCGCCTTCCCAACAAAAAAGGGACGCGAGCCGGAGCCCGTGTCCCTTTTGCTTACCTAATCCACCGTACCGAACTTTAGCACAAGGCGGGAACTGAAGGGAAGTACCGATTTCAATTTTCTTTCAGCCATGCCATGCCAACTACGTCGATGTACTTGAACGCGGCGTTGCACAGCTCTCGGCACCACTTCGGTGAGCACTGCATGACGGCTGCCACCTCAGTCCACGGCATGGCCTGACAGTAACCCATGCAGATCGCGTCGGCATATCGGTTGCCCTTCTGCTTTGCGAGACCGCCACGGTTGTTACTGCCATAGAGCACCGCGCACGCTTCATCTATGGCGGCTGAGCTGTCGGCGATGCGCCGCTCAAACCTGCCCTCCAGGTCGATTCGGCCATTGATTGCATCCATCGGGTCGGTATATCCGCCGCTACCGCCGCCGCTGTAGCTCTGGGCTTTCGCTCCTTCCTTTGCCCTGAGCCTTGCCAGCATTTCCCTCGTGCCCTCGATGGCCTTCACTTCCTCGCGGATGGCTTCGAAATACTCCTTGGCATCCACGCGCTTCGCCTACTCGATACCGGTGGAGCCGAGGCCATCGGTTCCGCGCTCGGTGTCCGTAAGCTCGTCGACCTCGACGAGTTCGCACGGCACGAACGGCACGATGACCATCTGGCAGACGCGCGAGCCCTTCGGCAGGTTGACGATATCGCAGCTGAGGTTGACGAGCGGTGCGCTGACTTCGCCGCGATAGCAGCTGTCGATAACGCCCACGCCGTGGCTGAGCGTCACGCCGTGCTTGCTAGCCAGACCAGAGCGCGGGAAGAGAAGACCGACACAGCCGCTCGGAATCTCGAACGCGCAACCAAGGCCGACGATGGCGCGGGCGTTTGGCTCAAGGCGGCAGTCCTCGGTAATGCACATGTCGAAGCCAGCGTCACCCTCATGCGCATAGCGCGGCAGCTCTGATCCGTCCATCACCTTCACGTTCATCTTTCGTCCGTACATGTTTCCTCCTAAAACGGAATGTCTTCGTCATAAAGCTCGGGTGCATTGACCTGCGGTTGAGGTGCCTGTTGCGGCTGCTGGGTTTGCGGTTGCCGGTAACTGGTCATGCCGATGATGTTGTCGACGATGACCTCCAACTTGCGGTGGCGCTTTCCGTCCGCTTCCCAGACGGCCATGCGCAGGTGCCCGGTAATGGCGATCCGTGCGCCCTTGTGCAGGTAGCCGTTCGCTTGCAGGGCTTCCCCGCGCTTACCGAACAGCGTGCAGTCGACCCAGCTCGTCTCGTCCTCGTAGCTGCCGTCTTGCGTTCGGCGGCGTCGGTTGACGGCGAGTGAGAATGACGTGATGGGCGTGCCGCCCTTGGTGTAGCGCACCTCGGCATCGTTACCGAGGTTGCCGCTCAGCGTGCAGGTGTTCAGGCTCTCGGCGCTCATGCGGCACCACCGCTCACGATAGCGAGCGCGATAAGCGCGAAGAGCATCGCAACTGTCGCGATTGCCGGAAAGAGCAGCGAGAACGCGCCGCCGGTGAACAGCATCACGGTCGCTTCGATGATGCAGAACGACATGAAGAGAATCACGACGAGCAGCACGCACATCAGAACGGTGAAGACCAGCGACAATACCCTCTTCACCTTGTGCGGTCGATTCTTAGGCATCGTCATCACCGGCCAGAATCGACAGAAGCCTTGCACGCTGCGTGGTTCCAAGCCCCTTGACCTTGCGGCCTTGTGCGATACGGAGTTCGTTCATGAGCTGGCGCGATCTGACTTCGCCATACCCAGGCAGCGAGGTGAGCAGCGAGTAGACACGCATGCCGTAGGCGGCCTGATATCCGCTGTCAGCGAGCTTGAAGAACTGCTCAACGGTCATCGAGCCGTCTTTCAGCTTCTGCTTGTACTCGGCACGCTCGAGCCTGATCTGCATCCCCTTATCGAGGGCTGCGCGCCTTTGCTTGGTAGTCAATTTAGGTACCATTTTTGGTTGCTCCTGATTCTTACTTGAAATACGGTGGTTAGCCTTTGCCAAACCGCTGGTTTTGCGGTCTGACCTTCCTTTTTCGTGACGATGCGCAAATGGTCGAAGCCGAGCCGTTTACACATCGTTTACAGTCCCTCCGCGAAGCTCGTCGGTGAACTTGTCGAACACCTCGGCGGCTCTCTGGTCGCGTCCGGGCATCGCGTGGGCGTAGAGCTTGAGCGTCGTGGCTTCGTTCGCATGCCCGAAGCGCTCGGCGATGTCCTTGAGGTTCGCGCCGTTGGCGAGAAGCCACGTGGCGTGCGTATGTCGAAGGCTGTGGAAGGTGCATCCCTTCGGCAGCCCAAGACGGTCGCGCAGGCGGCTGAAAGCCTTTGAGACGGTCGTGGGACGCATGAAGAAGCCGTCAAAGGACACTAGCGGCATACTCGGCGTGAACCCGTCCGCAAAGCCGTCCTGAAGCTCGATAAAGCCGAAGATCGTCTCAAACTCACGCTCGGTCATGGAGACGTTCCGGCTCTTGCGACCCTTGGTCACGTCCACGCGCTCGACGCCGCCGCCGTCAAGCTCGACGATCTTGCCGCAGACGTGGAGGTATCCCATGCGCTTCGACACATCCCTCCTGCGCATCGCGCACACCTCGCCGACGCGCATCCCGGTGTGCAGCGCGAGCCATGCGGCGAAAGCATACGCAGCTACCCTCATGGTCTTTTCCGTGGGCTCATCTGGATGCAGCGCGGTCGTAATCGCTTCGTCCAGACCCGGGTAATCCCACTCGTCGAGCGCAACGGCCTCGTGCTTGTCCTCATGCGGCGGCTCGACGTAGAAGAGCGGGTTGGTCTCGCACACCCCGGCCTTGACCCAGTGGTTGTATGCGCCGCGAAGGAAGAAATGCACGCTGCGCACCGTGTTTCGCGACAGACCCTGACCGCGCTTATCCTTCGGCAGCAGCAGGCGCGTCTCGAAGTCGTTGAACTCCATCACGCCAAGGTCGAGTACCGACTTGCCCTTTAGATACCTGCCCACATAGCTTCGCGTGAACAGTTTCCAGCGCTTCACCGTGTAAGGGCTCACGCCCTTCGCGCGGCGCTCGTCGATGTAGGCGTACAGCAAATCGGAGATAACGACGCTCTGCACCTTGCCGCCAGCGGAGATATCGGAAAGCCATCGGTTCGCCAATTCCTGTGCCTGGGCACGCGTGGCGGCTTCGGGAAAGCTGCGGCGCGGCCTGATCTGCTTGCCCTCCGGAGTCGTTCCCAGATAGGGCTGCGCGTACCAAACGCCTTTGGCGTCGCGCTTAACCTCGATGCCCATCACCGGCACCTGCCGGTGCGCTTCAGATAGGCGATGTTCCTGCGCGACCGCTTGAGCGCCTTTGTATACCGGCGCTGCCATTTAGGGTCGCTATACTTCACGCAACGCTTCTCGAACTTGACCCATTCCCTATGCGCACGGTTCATCGCGCGCGAAACCTCATAGTGGAAGTTTCCCTTTCCACGCAAAGCGGATGTGAACGCATCGCCAAAGTCCTTAATGATGCGGTTGAGGGCATGGCCCGGACTCTCAATCATCTTTCTCGCCCTTCTCGCTGATGACCTCGATGGCGTCAGACACGATGTCAGACCACATGACCATGTCTTCGTAGCTGACCATCACGTTGCTGCGACCGCGCCGCTCGCACGTCAGGATGCGCTTACTCATGTCCTGTGAGACCGTGCAGAGGTTATCCAGGACGTGATACTTTCCGTACTTACTCATCGCCGTCATCCCCCACGATCTTCACCGACACGCCGCTCACGCCGAACGCGCGAATCAGGAAGAGCAGCGAGGTCGTGAACCGCTTGGCCGCTTCCTCGACATCAGCAGTCTTGACGTTGGGCTTTTTATCCTCGAGCTCGAAGTTGAGCTTCACGGTGGTCATTGCCCATCACCTTCAATCGCACGGATCATGTTGTCGATGCACTCTCGTGCCTTCTTGAGGTCTTCAATGCCGTTCTTGTCACGCCATCGCCATATGTACTTGAACGCGCATGCCTGCATATGGGACACGTACGCTTCTGTTCCAAGCATCGACTCCATCGCCGCCTTGCAATCGATGCCGGTGTGCCCCGCATAATGCGAAGGCTTGATCACTGGGTCGAACTCAGAATCGACCGTTCGGGCCATCTTCTCAGCAACCTGCGCGGCGCTGAGCTCCACAGGCTCAGTCAGATCGCCGACTCGCTTGACGTATGCTGCCATTACTTATCGACCTTCCTCTGTGTTGTCGGATTCAAAATCAGCCGGCCTAAAACTCCTTGTCCACGGCTCGGGTACGATATAGGAGCCGCACTTCACGCAAAACCTATGCTCGGGATGAAACCTCTCGACCTCGCGACCGCACACGCTGCAACGCATGGTGCAATGGTCAGTCCTGACATAGCGGCACGTCTTCCGTTCCGCGAGGTCTGCGACCCTTCGCATCGTTCCGCGCCAGGACGAGTCTTCCGCTTTGCAGATTTCAGCCAGGCGCTTCTGAAAGCTCATGCCGGCAAGGCTGTCATTTGCCGTACGCCTGAGCGCGGATACAATCTTCTGGCGATCTTCCTCTCCGCTCATTCCTTGCCGCCTTTCCTAATTTCCCGACGGTAACGGAGGTAATTGAGCAGACTTGGATTTGCTTTTGCGGCAAGTTCAAAATCGATATTCAGAGCATCGGCGTTGACGGTCACCACATCGGCACGTAATCCCATAGCGCCGAAAAAGGATTCCAGACCATCAACGAGAACCGGAGCCAAACCGTCTTTTCCGCGCTCCATCGCCAAAGAGCAGGATGGACGTCCTCCATAAACGCCGTTACCGATGACAACCGGATCGGGAGCATCGATATCGAGCATATCCATGAGCATGTGGAGGCTGGTTGCCCTGTTTGAATCATGAACGGCAATAGGGATGCCAGAATCAGCGGAGAACTTTAAAAGCTCAGCCGTCTTACCGCTTCCCCTAGTCCCAACGATGCAGATCATCTGTCTACCTCCTTATCAAGCCATGGATGCGGGAACAGAACCCTTGCGCGGCATCCAGGGCAGAATTTCAATCCGATTGGCTTGTACGGGTATTCGGAATCAAACCAGCTGTATGCGCCATCCCAGTCGAACATCAGATCTTCCCCGCATTCAGAGCACGTGAAACAGCCGCAATCATCAGAAGGCTTCTCAATCCGCAAGCACTGGTTTTCATCGTCCCAACGGGTTTCGAATTCCTCCGGGATGAACTCGCACTCTTTGTCGGGTACGTACAGCCTTCCGTCGCATTCGATGATGTCGGGCTCGCCCTGCGGTTCGAGCAGGCGCAAAACGCGGCTATCCTTGTTGGTCATCGCTCGCCACCTCCAGCAGTTGCGAGAAATCGACCTCATGCAAGATCTCGTAAAGCCGTTCGACTTGAGGTGAACGCCATGCGGTCATGCCATAGGTGTGAGGGTCTGTGTAGTGATAGCCGTTCCGCTGGATGTGCTCTTGCGCTTCACGGAGCGTCAGAAACATCGTGTTTTCCGCTATGCACTCTTCCTTTGTCTCGAAATGCGCACGCTTGCCTTTGTCGCGGCACCAACGGTCAACGTAATACATCGAACCTAGACAGCCCATATCTTCGGTTCCATCTTCAAGAGCGGCTCGAACGGCTTCGTCTGGCGTCATGTATTCAATGACTTCGGAGCTGTCATCGAGTATCGCCACACGGTCAACGCTGTCGTATCCATCGCATACCGGGCGATATCTGTGCGTCATGACAACCCAAAAGCGCGGATCTGCCTGGCATTGATGCGGCTGCGTGTTCAGCTCGTCTTGGAGTGCAGAAAGAAACTCAATGTCCTCACGCGTGATTTGACGAAGCGTTGCGCTGCTTTTCACGCTCAATTTCCTTCACCTCCCTTGCATCCTTCTTGAGCGCTCTGCACTTCCAGCAGGCGCTGCGTTCTTTGATGTACCAGTCCCTAGGTCGGTCGATACCGCAATAAGGGCATCTTTTGACCCTGATCTTGTTGATGTAGCTACCAAACGGCATTGGCATCACCGTCCAATTGTTGAAAACTATTACGAATGTTGAAAACCTGTTGAAAAGCTGTTGAGAACCCAAATTCCGGAAGGGCGGAAAATCGAAAATCAGGCGCGAAATTAAAGGGCGATAAAGAAAGAAGCAAAGAAAGTAAGACTTCTTTGTTACATAACGCCACAAGCAAGTTGCGGGTTTTTGGCTTTGGGTTAGGGTCTAAAGACCCAAACCCAAAAACCCGCCCTGTATTGTTATGTACTGTATTGTTAGGGTTTAGCCAATCTAAAACCGATGGTTTAGCGACGCTTTCATGCTTCATTGTCCAATTCACCGCCTTTGACCTGCTATTCCGTTGGCTTTGTTTTGTTCTTCTTCGGCCTGCCGCCCTTGGCTCCGTTCGCCCTTTGCATGCCGAAATAAAGAGCGTTTTTTTGCATTCGCGCACTCTCGATGCGGCCTTTTCCGTCCCGGTTTAGCAAGCCGATTTCCAGCAGGCAGCTGATGAAATCGCGGCAGTCCTCGACGCTCGACATATCGTCGAAGGCACCCACCTTGCGCATCCCGATCTGCTCCGCGAGAATCAGCCAGTCCTCGTCGGTCTCGACCGGCAACGAGTGCGTCGTGGTGTTCGCCAGAATCTCGCAGATGCGCCAGAACGCCCCGTATCCGGCGTTGCCGTAGCGGAACAGCAGCCTTTGGCACTTCTGGTCTTGCGCGGAGTTTGAGTCGTGCTGGAACCACGCCATCGGCTCTTGGGCTTTGTCGCTCACGTCCTTAGTAATCATTCCTCTTCACCTCCATCATCGATAGACAGGCCATCGCACGTGCCGCGCTGCCACCAGCCGTCCCACAGGCAGTGGCCGCACTCGCGGCAGTTAGTCCAAACGACAGACCCGCGAAACGTGCATTTGCTCTTGGGCTTTGCGCCGCCCTCGTCGAGTACGCCGCGCTCGTAGTCGCACCGATACGGCGCCGGCATGGGCGGATCGTCGAACAGACTCGGCTGGCTAGAGTTCGCGGGCATAGATATCGGCGGCGAACATGATGATCGACAGATACCCCTCGTCGGCATCGCAGAGCTCACAACTGCCGTCGATGATGGTCGCGGCGTAGGCCAGGGCCGCGACCATCACGGATGAGGCAAGACGGCTATCAAGCTCGATAACCTTGCCCGTCTCCGTGTTCTCCAGCGTCATCTTGCCTTTGTTCTTGGCGGCATATCGGGTGATGTCCTCGAAATGCTCGACCGCCTGCTTCTTCTTAGTCATGTCAGCCCTCCTTGGTGTCATAGATGGACTTGCGCGTCTCGATATTCAGATCGGGATGCTTGTCGAGAAGCCAACGGCTCAACAGCGGCGTATCCGTATTGTTGATGCCGTAGACGTGCTCTTCCCCGTTGCCGTCCACGAACGGAACGCCGACGAGCTTGTAGGAGCCTTCATAACGCTGCTTCTCGATGAGGTACTTGGTCGACACGCGCATACCGCGCTTATCGATGGCCAGGGCCGTCAACTCGATGCTGCGGAGCGTCTTGGGGTTGAGCTCGCACCACTTCTTGAAAAGCTCGGCGCGGTCTTGGAGCCTGAGCGGCATCGGATAGACAGCCATCTTCTCCTGGGCGATGACGCTCTCAAGCGGCTGTGCCATGTTGTCGAGATCCATTAGATATCACGCTCGATGATGCGGAAGATGAGCCAGATGACCGCACCGCAAAGCACGAAGATGAGCCATTCGCAGTGGTATGTCTCGCAGAAGGTGATGAGACCGCCTGCAATTGCCATGGGGATAATCCCGCACATGAAAAGAGCTGCAAAAACGTAGACAAACCAACGGATAACCAACGGTTTTCCTGTTAGAATTTGATCGTCATGACCGGCGCGGTTTTGACGCTTGCCCGTGCGCGTTTGCCGACGTGCGCGGGCTTCTTCTTTTTGCAGGCTTGCATAGCTTCGGTGGCTCTTATGTGGAACCGCCGCTGGTACGCGCTCGATGCGCTTCGGCGCTCGCGAGCGTCCAGAACCGTCACGCAAACCAACGGTTTCCGTCTTGGTTTCATGCATCTAAAACCCCTCCTTTCTATCTGTGGTCGTAGGTGTTGATCTTGATCGTGGCATTATTCAGAGCCGATTTGATGCCATGCTTAACCCCCGATTCGATGGCAGATGACAAGACAACCCAGAAACCTGCAACGCATGCAATTCCATAAATAAGGTCTTCCATCGTTACTTCTCCTGCCAACCCATAAGCTCATTGGGGCTGATGTGCGCAACTCGACAGATGGACATGATCTTGTCCGCGCCAGGGATGTATCCCTCGCCGCTCTCGTACTTAACGACCGAGTCTTTGGAGATACCGACGCGCTTGGCGAACTCATCTTGAGAGATATCGAGCTTCGCACGAGCCGCTCGCAAGTTCGCTGCAAACACCTCCTTGTTGAAACCCATTACGTTTCCTCCTTTCTGCATTGAGCCAATATTTGGCTACTTGCTTGTCAAGTAGCCAACCCGTATATTCCTTGGGTTTACCCTAGGAATATTAGCTAGATGCTAATCTCCTTAGCAACTGGCTACGCACTATAGCTATGCAAAATAGCGCTGTCAAGCGAAAACTAATAATTTCGTTGTGTATTGGCTAATTTCGTTGTACTATGCACTTACATAAGAAGAGAAGGAGACTAGCAGTGAATATTCGCCTTATGAAGCTGCGGAAAGCCGCTGGTTACTCGAACAGAGACGAGTTTGCCGAAAAGATAGGCGTGAACAAGTACACCTATCGATCATGGGAATCTGGCGCGGCGATGATGAATGCCGAACAACTGTGGACATGCGCAAAAGCCCTCGGATGTTCCCCAAACGATATTCTTGGATGGAATGACGAAATGGGCGATTTCGATACAGATGTAGTCCTTACTGACGATGAACGCGAGATCGTAGACAACTACCGCGACAGTTCACCGCAATGGCAGAAGAACATAGCGATGACCGCCAAAGCGGCAGCAAACGAATCGAGAAAGGAATAAATATGGGATTCATCAAGAACCAGCGCGAGGAAGTTGCCCGTCAGGAGATTGAGAAAGCAATTGCATCTGTTCCAGAGCCGGATGGTCATATTCACGTGATGCTGATCCGGTCATTTGGGCAGACGTTTAGCAGTCAGGTTTTCGGTGCTGACCAAAAATATAATGAGCAAATCAACGAAGTGCTCAACGGACTCCAGGATAAAGGGCTCGAAATTATCCGCGTTGAGACAAACTCCGTCCCCAATCAGGGCATCGGCGGAGCAGACCGCTACGACACGCTCATTACGTATCGGTAGCAAAATGCCCTGCACTCGGTCTTGGCGGATAAGTGCAGGGCTCGCCATTCCAGAAAAACGAAAAGGCAAGGTGATAATACCATGACAAAAGGTAGTCGTGCGGCTATCTATGCGCGCTTCAGCTCGCACAATCAGCGAGACGAGAGCATTGAGATTCAGGTCGACAAGTCCCGAGAGTTTTGTGTAGAGAGCGGCCTTACCGTTGTGCGCATCTATAGCGACTACGCCAAAACTGGCAGGAACTCAGACCGCACGGAGTTTCAACAGATGCTGAAGGATGCCCAAAAAGGACTATTTCATTATGTGGTGATTTACAAGGTAACGCGCATCATGCGCAACCGTGATGAAATGGCGCTTGCGCGAATCATGTTGCACAAGGCTGGCGTTGAGATTCTATACGCCGGCGAGACGCTAGGAGAAGGCTCGACGCGCGTGCTGCACCTCGGAATGCTCGAGGTACTAGCGGAATACGAGAGCGCCGTCGACAGCGAGCGCATACGCGACGGCATCCAGAAGAACGCCCAACGCGGCATGGCAAGCGGTCAGCGCCTGTATGGATGGAATGTCGTAGACGATCGCTTTGTCATAAACGAGCACGAAGCCGCCGTCATGCACAAGATGAAGAACATGCTACTCAGCGGCTCGACAGTTGCCGACATCCAGCGCGCCGTAAAGACCGAGCGCTCCAGGAGGGGAAAGCCCTTCTCGCACGGATCAATCAAGAAGCTGCTCATGCGCGAGCAGAACTGCGGCACATACAACTATGCAGGTGTGCGAATACCGAACGGGATGCCTGCGATATGGTCTCGCAGCGAGCAGGAAGAGATTAACAACGTCCTCAGCGGCAGAGGTCACAAGCACCGTGTGGAAGACGGTGAGCGCGTGTACGCGCTGAGCGGAAAGATGTTTTGCTGCGAGTGTGGCCGTTGGTATGTCGGAACCTCTGGAACCGGCAAGAGTGGCAAGGTCTATCACTACTACCGCTGTCCGAAATGCCGTAGAGCGTTTAGGCGCGACGTTATCGAGGATGCCGTCACGGATACCATCCTGGAATCAATCAAAGACCCAAAGGTACGCGAGCGTATCATCATGACGCTCGAAATGATGATCGCCGAGACCGCCGAAAACGACGAGCCTAAAGACAGCGAGCGAATCAAGGCAGAGATTAAGCGCATAGATGCCGCATTTGAACGCATCTGGCAAGCCATAGAGGGCGGCTTTGCCCCACCCGGCGGTAAGGAGAGGGTAGACGAGTTAAAAGCCCGTCAAGGCGAACTCAAGGACGAACTTGCAACCGCGCTCGAAGCCGAGAGCGCCGAAGCGCTAACGATTGACGATTACATTGACTGGCTCGACACGCTTGAAGCCAATTCAGATCCGTATGACATCATCGACACGTTCATTCGATTCATCCAGATTGACGGCGATGAGGTTCAGATCTATTTCAGCTTTGACAATTGGGACGACGACTTTATGCCGACAAAAAAAGACGAACCCCAGATAAACAAGGGTTCGTCTAATTCAACTCGGGTGGAGACGAGGGGAATCGAACCCCTGACCTCTTGACTGCCAGTCAAGCGCTCTCCCAGCTGAGCTACGCCCCCGTGACGAGGTAGTACTATAGGGGAAGATCTTCGGGGATGCAAGGACTTTTTTTGGGGTTGTTGCCC